CAAAGTGACACATGACTAGAGATTTACCAACACCTGTTCCTGCAAGAACGATGTTTAGTGATTTATTTACTAAACCACCCTTGGTGATCTTATTGAAAAACTCCAGATCAAAAGGAATCTTGTCTTCCTTTCTATGATAATATTCAAAACGATCAGTAGCGTTCTCAACATAATCGTGACCGACATGCTGATCAAACGATACTCCTAATGCTTCCGAAAGAATCTGCGGAATAGCACCCTTATCGCGTTTGGTATCTTGACCGTCAGCAATCTTAACAGATTCCATAAGCGATAAGTAGATCGCACGCTCTTGACACCACTTTTCTGTAGAATCCACGAGCCAGTCGTGGTCTTTGGGATCATCGGAAAGGACATTTAAAACCTCAACAATTTCTTTAAATTGTTCTTCTGTAAGATCATTTCTCTCTTGACATTCAATACTAAGTGCGTTCAGAGATGGCAATGCATCATACTGACTAATGTATTCATGTAGTTCAAGAAAGATAATCTTGTAAGAACGTACGGTAAAATAATCTACCTTCAAGAAAGGAAGAACCTTCCTTGCATACTTCTCATTATACAAGAGATTACATAGAATCGTGACTTCGAGATTCATAGGTAGTGTAAATAAGTTCCAACAATGTACTTTTTGTCAGACTCAGGTGGCAATCCTGAGTGACGATACTGCCATGTAGCAGGGAATAATAATATTCTACCACGTTTAGGTGAAACTGCATAGTTCAATCTAGGAAAATTAGTTTGTCCACCATCGTCAACGTCATTCAAATATAAAAACATCACTAGAAATCTACGAGCAGAATTATAGTCTCCTACATCTACATGATCTTTAAATTGATCTAGTCCATCATTATTATATTGTTTAATTCTAAACTCTTCAAAAGAATATTTTGCAGGAAAATCTGGTTCACACTGTAAAGCATTCATATAAACTTTGACAATATCAATAAAGACTGTCTGTATATGTTTCTGAATACTCATCCATGCAGGATCTTTTGCCATAAACCTTTGTGAGATATTCAACTCATTAAAGGTTGGTCTTTGTTCTCTATCTATACGAGTAACATCTCTATATGATTCAGTGAATGTTTGAATTACAGATTTACAAAAATCCTCTTCAAACATATCATCATAGCATTTAATGTAGTCAGTAAGATTAGTGACCATATCGAAACTCCTTCTTTGCTGCCTCGTCAAGTTTCTCCATCACCTCTTCTGTGAAATATTTCTCTGGATCCTTAAGAATTGCAGAAGGATATACAGAACTATTATCGACAACGATGCGATTTCCTTTGCGTGTAAATACTCCATGTTTTTCTCCTAATTCAAGTAGTCCATAGTAACGGTCAAGTCCCCGATCATAATACAATCGAGTTTCGACTTGAGAGTTTTCTTTTGTTAGTCTTGACTTTTGGGTTTTACATTTGATAATATTTCCAACAACCTCCGTACCATCTTTTTCCTTCTTCTTTGATAGATATACAATTGTTGATGAAGCGTATTTGAGTCCACTTCCACCTCCCATTTCTTTAGTTGGAATATAACTCCCTATGACATCATATGTATGATTAGTCACGAGCATAGGGACGTTTGCTTTACCTAATTTTAACGTAAGAACACGAAATGCGCCCTTAATTAGTTGACTTTTTGTCATATCCCTGACATTCTTATCATTAGCAACGTCTTCAACTTCTTTATTACTAGCAAGCATACCAAGAGAATCTAATACGAACATCATAGGTTTGCGATCAGATTCATTCTGCTCCATGTATTTGTCAAGTATTCGACACGATTGAGTTCTAAACTCTTCGATAGTAGATACAGGAACTATCATCATTCTATCTGCATGAATACCTCTATCGACAATCATTTGTTTACTGATAGCAGATTCAGATTCAAAATATATTACACCTGCATCAGGATCAGAGTCTAAAAAATGTTGAACAATACCAAGACAGAAAAAAGTTTTACCAGTTGATGACTCACCTGCAATTGCTGTAATCTTATTACTTGGAACACCACCATAAATTGATCCAGAAACTAGAGCATTAAAAATGTAAGAACCTGTATCAATATAATCTTTTGTATCACCTGCAGAAACTCCATCAGACACTAGTCCTGCATATTCATTACCTATTTCTTTAGCAATGCTCTTCAGAAAACTCACTCTTCAACCTCCGTTAGTTTTGTTATAAAGTTTGTGCGTTTCATTGCACGTTCAAACCATTTTGCTTCTGACTCATCGTCAAAAACTTGTTCTTTCTTGTCTGGTATACCAAATGCTCTTTGGTATTCAACAACATATTTCATGAGAATAAAAACTCCAGTGATGCTACTTTTTCTGGTTGCCAACCAATGACGTCCATAATCACTTTGATGGGTTCTAAGAAACTCTTCTCAAATTGTAGATCATAATCCACCTGTTTGTCAAGTCCAAACTCTTTCGGGAACGTATTAAGATAACTGATAATGTTCTCGTTGATTTTGTTTGGAGTCTTCAAATAGACGAACTTGATCTTCTCTCCATCTTGAATTAAGGGATACTTGTGAGTAAGTTTGTTTTTCTTATTATAAAAGTTATATAATAATGCCCCTCTTACATGAATAGGTGTCCCTTTGCCATAGATCGTTGCAGGGTGTGACCACTTATTTAGATTGTTACAACCTCTAGGAAATGAGATGTCTTCAATAGGTAAAGAAGAAAAATGATTTTTGAAGTCAGAAATAAATTCCTGTGCAGACTCTTCATCTTCATTCATGATAACTGTTAGGCAATCACGAATAGATGTTCGACATGCTGCAGGTGTAGAAGATTTAACTGCTTCGATACCCATGATCTTAAGTTTAGGTTTCTCATAGCGAACACCCTCACTATCCCAAACGTTGAGAATATATCTTTTCTTGGCAGTCCAGATACCTTTGTTGGCAATATTCTCACGCTTCATGATCATCTTCTGTTCGTATGCGTTTACATATGTGGCCAACGCTTCATAAGAACTAGTAATATATTTTTCAAGTTCCACTTCACACACCTTATTAAGGAAAGAGACGATGCTCTGATCAGTTGTCTCTCTCCCCTTGTATACAGCCTCGACCAAAGGACCCAGATTGAGGTAGATACTATCAGTATCACTAGCAATGACATAATCTTCTCCTGTAGTTTTGAGTATCTTGTTGAGATACTCGTTCATTTTGTTTTCAATCCAACGAATTGAAACTTGCCCCGACAAAGTAATTGCCTCAGCATTTGCCAGATTGTAGTATCGAAAGTATTGATTCCCGATAGCACCATAGGCAGAGTTAAGTTGAATCTTTCTTGCCATCTGAATGTTGTTGAACTTTGAAATGTCAGCAACTAATTTATTAGATGGTGTTATTTCATGTTGCTGTTTTGCAGCAAGCATTTTCTTTTTGTAGATCGTACGTTCATCGTAGATCTTCTGCATCATCTCTGGCAAGAAACCATGAATATCTTTTCGATACATGGCACCATTAGCACATACACAATAGTCTTCTCCTATCTCCAACTCCTGATTGAGGATTCTTTCAACGCTTGCACTGGGATGTCTAGTCTCCCTGAGTGTCTCTGGGGAGATATTGTATTGCATAATGAGATGAGGATACAGAGAGTTGAGGTCAAAAGACACCACCCAATCATACTTTCCAGGAATCGGTTCCTTGACGTATGCTCCTGCATATTTTTCATCCTTCTTCGCTCCTTTACGAGGGGGAACAACAACTTGTCTATCTGTAAGATAATTATAGATCATCGTATCCCACATGCGAACCTGACTATAAACATCTTCAAAGTTTGCTTTGGCATCATACGACATTGTAATTGCTAGTTCTAGCAACTTCATCTTATCTTCAAGACGGTCAATCAACTCAACGTCTTGAATGTTGTATTCCATAAACTTCTGCCAATCAGATGTATAGAAGTCTTTGAAGTTTTCATACTCGTCATGATTTACTTTTCTTTGTCCGAGTTCGACAAAGGCAATGTGATCGAGTCTATAAGACTCTTGACTTGAGTATGTAAACTTACGATATAAGTCGAGGTAATCAAGGATATTAATACCAGAGATATCATAAGCGTAATTCCTCCTACCTTGGACGTATACTTCTCTTTCATTTGCACGATTCCATGGGGATAAACTCTTCATCCATTTCTCACCGAGAATACGATTGACTCGACGAGCAATGTATGGCACGTCATACAAGTTAACGTTCCAACCAGTTAGAATGTCTGGAGTGTTTTGTGCCCACCATGTAATAAAGTTTGTAAGCATCTCTTGTTCTGTCCAAGAGACATTCAACTCTAGATTATCTGGTGCATCAAACTCTCTAGTTGTCCAACTGTAATATTTTTTAGTCACCATATCTTTGATGGTGATTGATAGCATTTCTTCTGCTGCTGCTTCTACATCAGGGAATCCATTCTCACATTGAACCTCGATGTCCAATGCATAGATTTT